ATGACTTTGGACGGGGCGATGAAAAGCGAAAAGAAAGCGTGGCGGCATATTCTCAACGAATCGCATCGTTTTCCTGACTGGTGAATTTTCCCAAACGTTTGATCGTGTTAGCGCTGACTCAAGCGGAAATATGTTGCGACAAACACCATTCGGAAAAATGTATGAATTGCTAAACAAGAAGAAAGGCGGCGGATTTGGCCTTACTACTGGATTGCGGCGGAGGTGTTGCTAATGGATTACAATTACATTTCACAAATGGCTACCGATGGGATCGCGTTTTTCAGTGATGATAACGGTGATTTTGAATGCATAACGCAACAGGGAAGCGTTGAGATCGTGAACGGGGTTGAGGTTGAAAAACCGGAAATTAAGACCACTATTCACGGCCTTGTACGCGCACCACGGACACGAGAAATTGACGGTGATCGAATCATCGCAACTGATAAGTTAGGCGTTTTTAACAACGCTGTAGAGCTTAAAACGGATATCACGTTATCATTAATGGTGAGCGATACATTATCAAGGAGACTAGACCAATCAGGCCAACAGGCACAACGGTAGCATATCGCCCGATTATGCGGAGGGTTGCTGTTCATGTCTAACTATTCGATCCGACAGTTTCACGGAAACGTTGATAAGTGGATTGATAGCGTGGAGCAAGGGCTTGATGATGTGATTCAGATTTTCGGTGAAAAGGTTCACGGCGCACTTGTTGAACTTGCACCAGTAGACACCGGACGATTTCGCGGGAACATGCAGATCACAGCAAACAAGCCACCGCTTTACGCTCTCAATCAATACGACAAAGACGGTGAAAAACAAAGGCAGAAGGAAGGCGCACATTATACGCCTTGCTTCATGGAGGTGGAGCAATCCACTCTCTTTATTTCTCCAATATGCTTATTTACGCTAACGCGCTTGAGTACGGTCATTCGCCGCAAGCACCAGCAGGTGTATTCGGCATTGTTGCGATCCGTCTACGTTCGTATATGGCTCAGTCAATTAAAGAGGCGAAAATGAAAAATGCACTATGAATTATCTGTTGCCGCTCGCGTGGCATTAGCCGAACAATTCGGCAAGGCTTATCCGATCCAATATGAAAACGTTGATTTCGTTCCTCCTGTAAATGGTGGTTTATATCTTAAATATGATTACATTGATTCTGACACTGAATTTTTATCACTGGATCGCAAATGCAAATCATATATAGGAATGGTTCAAATTGGCGTTGTGTTTCCGCCCGGATCTGGAACTGATAAAGCGAGGCTGGTTGCAAAAGATATTGCCGATTTCTTTGAGGATGGTAAAATGCTTTCGACTGGCTATATTTATGAGGGTGCGATTACGCACAGATTACAAAAATCAGAAACGGGGTGGTTTTATCCTGTTCGTTTCTACGTTCGTTTTGATGGTAAATAAAGGGGCATAATATGCACTTACCGAATGGATCGCAAATTTTCGTCGAGAACATGCGCGGCGAAGAGAAAGAAGTGACGGCAATCACCAACGCAACTAAACCAGTATTTACTGTTGCCGCTGGTGGCACTGACTTTGCAAAAGGTGATTATATTATTGTCACCGCCGCAAGCTGGGGTAAGATGATTGATCGCGTTCTGCGTGTTACCGAATCGCAGGAAACTAGCGTTACTGTTGAAGGTATCGACACCAGTGACACAAACGTATTTCCGGCTGGAAACGTAACCGCGACTTTTGCAAAAATTACTGGCTGGACTGAGATCCCGTGTGTGCAAGACTTGGGGCAGGACGGCGGCGAGCAACAGTATTACACTTATCAGTGTTTGAGCGACGACCGGGAGCAGCAGTTACCGACTTATAAGAGCGCGGTTTCTCTCACCTACTCTTTCGCGCACGAATACGATAACCCGATTTATCCGCTGTTGCGTAAAGCTGACGAATCCGGCGATGTTCGCGCGTTGCGCATGTACGTACCGAAAGCGAAAGAAATGCGTTGCTGGGCTGGTGTTCTTTCTTTCAACGAGATCCCACAGACCGCAGTTAACGAAATGGAAACTGTTTCTCTGTCTGTATCTCTGAAAGGGCGTTTCACCTTCCTTCCGGCTTCCGTAGAGTAACAAACAAGGGGCGCATTGCGTCCCTTTTTATTTGGTGTAATATCAAGCAAGTTTCAAACAGGAGAATAAAACAATGGCTAAAATGAAATTGAAAACTGTTAAGCGTCTGCCTGACTTCTGGCTTCCGGTTGAGTTTGTATTGCCAGACGGCAACGTAGCAGAATTTAAATTTAAAGTTAAACATCACACTTCCGACGAACTGAAAGAAATCACCGGACGCGAGCAAGACGATATCGAATTCATTCTAGCCATCGCTACTGGCTGGGATCTTGAAGATGAATTTAATATCGAAAATGTTTCCGATCTCGTTAAAACTTATCCGGCGGCGGTGCTTGCGCTGATGGGTAACTACATGAAAGCGCTGGTTGGTCAACGCGTAAAAACTAAAACGGGCGGTTTACCTGTATTACCAGAAGCCGCCCACAGATGAAGAATTACGTTCTGTTGGCCTGACGCGAGAAGACTATGACGGAGAAGAACCGCCAGAAGTTATCTTTGATGAAAGCATGGCTCAATCGTGGGACGTGTTCTGTGCGATGGGTACGCAATGGCGATCCGCTGGCATGGGCGCTTATGGCCTTGATTATAATGTTTTGCCTATGCTATTCAGAATCTATAAAATAGACGACGAAGAAGCGGCGTTAAATGACTTGCGAATCATGGAATCAAAAGCACTTGAAATGATGCAAGCAAATAACAAATAGCCCCTTTTAGGGCTTTTTATTGGAGGTAATTTATGGCTGAACAATTCGCCGGATTGACGCTAGGCGTTGATATCAATCAGGTAAATAAAGCCGTTAAATCATTGCAGGAATTCAAGAAAGCAAATGATGATGCGGCGAGCGGCGTTAAAATTTTGAAGAAAGCCGGGCTACTGTTGCTCGTCAAACAAAACAAATGGCTGGCAACCGATACTCAGATCACTAAGCTTAATCTTTCAAAGAAAGCATTAACGGAAGAAGGCCGCGCAGCACTTGAGGAATCACGCGCAAAAGAGAGCGGCGACGATTGGAAAAACTTCCTTGCAGATCTGCAAGCACAAGCAAATGCGCTTGGAAAACTAAATCTGAATTGCTGGAAACTGGAAATGAAAGCGGCTCAATTAGGTGTTACAGCACAGGCCGCGCCATTCATCGCGCAACTGAAAGCGCAAGAGAAACAGTTGAAAATGACTGGAATCAGCGCTGGACAATACAACCGTGCGATGCGTATGCTTCCGGCTCAGATCACTGACGTTGTAACTTCTCTCGCTTCCGGTATGCCTGTATGGTTGGTTGCAATTCAGCAGGGCGGTCAGATTAAGGATTCTTTCGGCGGTATCGGTAATTCACTGCGAGCGCTTAAATCTTTGATTACACCTGCCAGACTTGGGATCGCTGGTATTGCTGGCGCGATGGGCGCACTTGTAAAGGCAAGTTGGGACGCTTACGCATCGCAGAGGGATTTAGAGAATGCGCTTATTCTGACTGGTAACATGGCGGATCTGAACGGCGACAAGTTTATTAATATGTCGCGCAGTATCGCAGAGGCTAACATGACAACAGTCGGAACTGCTCAGGAGGCGATACTTTCAATCGTCAAAACTGGCGAATTCTCAGCTAACCAGATCCAGAAAGTTGCAAAGTCAACGCAACAGCTTTCCTCTTTAACTGGTAAATCTATCGATGAGGCGGCTGGAGCATTTGAACGGCTAGCAGAAGATCCGATTGAAGGTCTGTTAAAACTCAATGATCAGGTTCGTTTCCTTGAGGATGGTCAGTTAACACTCATTGACTCAATCAGGAAAACAGAAGGAGAGGCGGCGGCGCTAGACAAGGCTTTACAGCTTGCGGCGGAAGGGATGCAGAATGCGCATGATCAGATGATTGACTCTGCATTGCCGCTACAGAGAATGTGGATGAATATTAAAACGTGGGCTTCCGAGGCGTGGCAAACGGTAGGCATTTACACCAATACGGCTCTACTTGGAACCATTGACACGGTTAAGAATGTCATTGCGGCTATCAAGAATCTGATCTCACAGGCTGACGCAAGCATTTTCGGATTTATGGCTGATATGGCTGATCGAGTAAACAAGGTTAACGAAAACTTGGGGATCAGCTTCCGCATTGATGAAAATGGAGAATGGAGAAAGGGACAACAGGAGGCACTAAAATTGCTCAGGAAACAGCCGGAGCATATGACGGACTCAAAAACATGGGGAGAGTATGAAGCGGAGGTTAGAAAAGGCTATGAGGTTCAGAGGAATGAAAGCCCGGCTACTAACGCACAACTCAGAAAAGAGAAGAAAGCAATCCAGATCGCAACAGGGAAGCAAGCAAGAAAACGCCAGCCTATCGAGTTGATGCGGGAACGAAAGCGCAAGAGCAATATCAGCGTGAAATTCTGTCATTGCAAACAGAGCTTAAAGTTTTGCAGGATCACAAAACTGCAAACAGAGCTTAAAGTTTTGCAGGATCACAAAACTGTAAACGATAAGATCTCAGCGCAACGGAAACAGCTATTCACGATTGAAGCGCAACATGCGATCTTGATTGAGGCATCCAAAAACGCCAGTCTTGCCAACTATGACAAAACGCATGAGCTTGCAAAACAGAAAGCCGAGTTAGGCGATCAGATTGAAACTCAGAAGCGTTTGAATGCATTGCAGGACAAAGCGACTAAATTCATTCAAGAGCAGGACGCAGCACTGAAAGCGCTTGATGCTCAAAAGCAAGGAATGAGCGATAGAGATTTTCAGCGCGAACAGGCAAGGCAGAAATTGATCGCTGATTGGTTGTCTCAGGGTGGACAGGCTTCCGACGCAAGATTGCAGGAGCAGTTAAGCAAACTTAACGAGGTTTATGCTAAACAGGACGAATTAAGCATGAATGCCGTTGCAGGCATGAAAACAGCAATGTCTAACTGGTTGGAGTCAGCTACGGAAATGGGCGCTCAGTTTGGTAACGTCATGACGGCGGCGCTTGATGGTGTTAGTGATCAGTTTGTTGACCTGTTGAGCACTGGTAAAGCTAGCTTTAAAGATTTTGCAAACTCAATCATTAAGATGATTTTACAGATCATAACTAAGCTATCCATTGCTTACGCTATTCAAGCTGCCATGGGCTGGGTTGGTGCTGGTTCTGGCGGAGGGTTTGCCGGAGGGTTCCGGGGTAGGCTTTGCGACTGGCGGCTATACTGGCGATGGTGGAAAATACGATCCGGCTGGTGTGGTTCACAAGGGAGAATTTGTAATGACAAAGGAGGCAACAAAGCGGATCGGAGTAGAACAAAGGAGGCAACAAAGCGGATCGGAGTAGATAACCTTTACAAGATGATGAGGGATACGCAAACGGCGGTTATGTTGGCGGAGGCTCTCAGTCTGGCGGAGGAATGGTTAAGCGGATCAGCGCCATCTTTGAGCATTGGAAATATTAGCGTTGACGTGAACAACGGTTCAGATCCGAAAGGGCTTACAAACGGCGTTAAGGCAATTGTAGCGGAAGAACTGAACAAGTGTTTCTCTCAGGGTGGGCGCGGTTATGAGTTTGTAATGGAGCGCACTAACAGTAATATAAGCCCCAGCAATGGGGCTTTTATTGGGGTGTTAAAAACAAAGGAGGCAACAAAGCGGATCGGAGTAGATAACCTTTACAAGATGATGAGGGATACGCAAACGGCGGTTATGTTGGCGGAGGCTCTCAGTCTGGCGGAGGAATGGTTAAGCGGATCAGCGCCATCTTTGAGCATTGGAAATATTAGCGTTGACGTGAACAACGGTTCAGATCCGAAAGGGCTTACAAACGGCGTTAAGGCAATTGTAGCGGAAGAACTGAACAAGTGTTTCTCTCAGGGTGGGCGCGGTTATGAGTTTGTAATGGAGCGCACTAACAGTAATATAAGCCCCAGCAATGGGGCTTTTATTGGGGTGTTAAAATGATTGAAACTTACGCCGAGAGTTTGCGATCGTATATGCTGGCCTTGACTACCCGGAAGTTTATAAATTCTTAAACTCTCATTTAACAACGCCGTTTATCAGAATCAGCGCAATGGCAAACAACGCAGGGGATTTAGGATTGTTTATTGTGAAGCAAAATTCCATTACAATGACTCCTATTAGTTCAACCGTTCAGGAAGTCAAAGCAACTTTCAGAGAACAGTTTACTTCCGCAGGTGTTCCACCAATTACGCGAGGTTTACATTCAGAGAATGTTAAATACACGCCAGAGGAATTATTAGAGGCTCAATCAACTGGTGTACTTCCGCCGAAAGATATCGCTTTCCGTGGTAAAGTTTTTGGCGCTCGACCTTTGGCATTTCAGGGATCGGCTTTACTGGTAACGGTAAAGCAGAAAACCAAAGCTGACATTATCGAATCTGGAATCCGATCCTATAATGGTATGATGCAAGCGAAGGTCACAATCTGGGTTACGGCTACAAGCTTGATGGATGATTCAGGAAACGTCGCCGATGGCGCTTACAGAAAGCTTATTTATTATGTTGAGCGTCCAAGCCCGGTAAATAAAACGATCGCAGAGTTCGAGCTTACAAGCCCTTACGATATGGATGGAATTATGATTCCGGCGCGAGTAACTCAGAGCGTTTGTTATTGGGCGCAAAGGAATTGGTATCGAAGCGGGAAGGGTTGCGGCTATAATGGCAATCGTATGTTCGATAAAGACAACAAGCCAGTATCCGATCCGTCATTGGATTATTGCGCGGGAACAGTTACGGCGTGTAAATTGCGTTTCGGAGAAAATAACCCGCTTGATTTTGGCGGCGCGGCTGTTGCAAGCCTTGTAAGGAGAAATCAATAATGTTACAGGCAAAGATAAAACTTGAAATCATGCGCCACACTCAGGAGGGTTTCCCTCTTGAGATTTGCGGAGTGGTAACGCAGAAGTCACGCGTTCAAAAATATCACAGGATCACTAACGTGCATCCAGATCCAGAAAATCACTTTGAAATGGATGCATCAGAATACACACAGGCGCTTGATAGCGGCGAGTTAATTGCGGTGGTACATTCACACCCGGCGACGGTTGCACCACGTTACCGAGCGTGGCAGACAGCGCACAGTGTAATGAAATGGGTGTTGCGTGGGTTATCACTTCCTGTCCGGAAGGTGATTTGCGAATCGTACAACCGGAGCGCTTACCTCTTACAGGCAAAGATAAAACTTGAAATCATGCGCCACACTCAGGAGGGTTTCCCTCTTGAGATTTGCGGAGTGGTAACGCAGAAGTCACGCGTTCAAAAATATCACAGGATCACTAACGTGCATCCAGATCCAGAAAATCACTTTGAAATGGATGCATCAGAATACACACAGGCGCTTGATAGCGGCGAGTTAATTGCGGTGGTACATTCACACCCGGCGACGGTTGCACCACGTTACCGAGCGTGGCAGACAGCGCACAGTGTAATGAAATGGGTGTTGCGTGGGTTATCACTTCCTGTCCGGAAGGTGATTTGCGAATCGTACAACCGGAGCGCTTACCTCTGATCGGTCGCCCCGGTCGCTGGGTTATCAAGATTGCTGGTCTTTGATAATGGCATTCCATAAGGAATATGGTATCGAGTTAAATAATTACTCAGTACCATGCGAGTGGTGGAAGGATGGAACGGAGCGCATTTATGATGATAACTGGCAGCGTGAAGGTTTTATTGAAGTAAACCGCGAACCAATTTACGGCGATATGTGCATGTTTCAGCTACAGGCACCAGTGACGAACCACGCAGGAATATATTTAGGCAATAACGAGCTATTGCACCATATGAGCGGCAAGTTATCGCGCAAGGATATTTTTCCGGATGGTATCAGGATCACATTGTTCGCATTGTCTGGACTTGTAAAAATTAAACTTTCTGGATCTCTTGGGCGTAGATTTGGAGTTTTTCATGAAATGGCTGTTGCTTCATGGCCTGAATGCATTAGAGCTATGTCAAGCGGGTTGAAGGATTTAAGGCATTCTTTCAAAGCGAAGTTGGATCACAAATCTGGACTTGTAAAAATTAAACTTTCTGGATCTCTTGGGCGTAGATTTGGAGTTTTTCATGAAATGGCTGTTGCTTCATGGCCTGAATGCATTAGAGCTATGTCAAGCGGGTTGAAGGATTTAAGGCATTCTTTCAAAGCGAAGTTGGATCACAAAAAATATGCCATTTTCTGCGATGGAAAAAATATTTCAGTTAGTGATGATGAATCATGGAAAGCTGCTAAAGAGATCCGCATCATTCCTGTTCCGGCTGGTTCTAAATCTGGCGGGTTGTTTCAGATCGTATTGGGAGCTGTCATTATGGTTGCGGCGTTTTATACTGGAGGCGCATCGCTGGCGGCAATGGGCGCTCTCTCATCTTCTGCGTTTATGATGGGTGGCGCAATGGTTCTTGGCGGCGTAATGCAGATGATTTCACCGCAGGCAGGCGGCGCGAAGATGAAAGCTGGATCGGCAGAAAATAAACCGTCCTATGCTTTCGGCGGCGCGGTTAATACCACTGCGGCAGGCTATCCGGTTCCGTTGCCTTATGGAGATCGGACGGTTGGCGGGGCAATATTCAGCGCGGGAAGTTACGCCGAGGATAAAATTTAAAACACTATCGCCCCGTCTATACGGGGCTTTTTAACGTTATACTATGCGCTATAAACAACGGAGGAATAAACGTGGTTAATAAATTACCAGTTCCAATCGGTGCGAAAGGTGGATCAAGCAAGCCGAAATCACCAACTGAAATGCAAGATAACCTTATATCAATAAATAAGATTAGGGTTTTGCTTGCGGTGTCGGATGGGAAATTGATCCTGAATTTTCATCCAAGAGGCGTAAGGGTTGAAGATGATGGAGATCAGGTCGGCGTTAGCGTTGAATATGCGGTTGATATTGCTATTGATGGTGGTTCGTATACTCAATACATGACTGATATCATTGAAGGTAAAACAACAAGCGGCTATGACAGAAGCAGACGCATTGATTTACCAAGCTTTAATACCCAAGTTTTGTTGAGAATACGCAGGATCACAGCAGACAGCCAATCTAGCAATCTTGTTGATGGTATAAGATTGCAAAGTTATGCCGAGGTAATAGATGCTAAATTCCGTTATCCTCTGACTGGTCTGGTTTATGTTGAATTTGATTCTGAATTATTCCCAAATCAGATCCCTAATATTTCCATCAAAAAGAAAAAATTAATAAACGTTCCTACTAACTATGATCCTATAACAAGGACATATTCAGGAACATGGAACGGTTTATGGAAAAAGGCATGGTCGAATAATCCTGCTTTCGTTCTGTATGATTTGATTACCAATCAGCGTTACGGACTCGATCAACGCGAATTAGGTATTGAGATTGATAAGTGGAGCATTTACGAATGTGCGCAGTATTGTGATCAGATGGTTCCTAATGGGAAAGGAGGAACCGAACCGCGCTACCTTTGCGACGTTGTAATTCAATCCCGGTTGAGGCGTATCAGCTTATCCGTGATATTTGCTCAATCTTCCGTGGCAAGCTTTTGGAACGGCGAAAGCCTGTCAATCGTGATCGATAAGCCGCGCCAGCCGTCCTACATTTTCAGCAATGAAAACGTAATAGGCGGAGAGTTTACTTACACGTTTGCCAGCGAAAAGAGCATGTACACACAGTGCAACGTGACATTCGACGATGCGCAAAACTTTTATTCTCAGGATATTGAGGGCGTATTTGATCCTGAAATGACTTTGCGGTTTGGTCACAATCCAACAGCAATTACAGCGATCGGATGTACACGCCGCAGCGAGGCTAACCGCCGAGGGCGCTGGGTTCTGAAAACTAACGTTCGAAGCACAACAGTAAACTTTGCTACTGGCCGGAAGGTAATCCCGACTATCGGCGACGTGATCATTGTGGCGGATAACTTCTGGTCTAGTGCGTTGACTATGAATCTTTCTGGTCGCGTGATGGAGGTTAGCGGGTTGCAGGTATTCTTACCGTTTAAGGTTGATGCGCGTCCCGGCGATCGCATTATCGTAAACAAGCCAGACGGCGCACCAGTAGGCCGCACGATTGCCAACGTAACGCCAGACGGCAAGACGATAACGATCAATACAACTTTCGGCTTTGACGTTCAGCCAGATGCAATCTTTGCCATTGAGCGCACAGATTTAGCGCAACAGCAGTATGTTGTTACCGAAATCAAACGCGGAGACGGTGAAGAAGAATTTTCGTACAGCATAACTGCTGTTGAATACGATCCGAACAAATACGATGAGATTGATTATGGCGTGAACATCGACGACCGCCCTACTTCAATCGTGCAGCCTGACATTCTGCCAGCGCCACAAAACGTGAAAGTGTCGAGCTACAGCCGAATTGTTCAGGGAATGAGCGTGGAAACAATGCGCGTAACCCGACAATGGCGTAAGGATAATGGCAACTGGAACAACACTCCGCAGACGGCGAGTAAAGAAATGGAAGTAGAAGGTATTTACGCCGGAAACTATCATGTGAGGGTTCGTTCTGTTGCGTCGAATGGTTCAAGTTCTGGATGGTCTGCAATCGTGAGTGTTCACCTTTCCGGCAAGGTTGGTGAACCAAACGCACCGATAAACATGACCGCCACTGATAACGAAGTTTTTGGTATTCGCGTCAAGTGGGGTATGCCTGACGGCTCCGGAGATACTGCATACATTGAGTTACACCGTGCACCCAACGGATCGGACGGACACCCGATCGAAGATGAGGCGAGCTTGTTAACTCTTGTGCCGTACCCACAACATGAGTATTGGCACAGCATTTTGCCAGCAGGACAAGTGATCTGGTACAAGGCAAGAGCTATTGACAGAATCGGCAACGTTTCAGCTTGGACTCCTTTTGTTCGCGGTATGGCTTCCGTTGATACAAGTATCATAACGGATCATATCAAGGTGGATATTGAGAACTCAGAAGGGTATCAATTCCTGAAAGATAACGCTGTAAACACCACGAACAAAGCACATGCAGCAGCAGAGGCTACCATTGAAAACGCATTAGCTAATGATAAGGATGTTCGTATCCAGCGAGTGAAGAATGGGAAGTTCACAGCGCAGATTAAAGAGTCTTTAAAACTTATTGCAGATGAGACAGAAGCGCGTGTTACTCAAATGTCTCAATTGGAAGCTGATTTTGACGGCAAAATTAACGCCCAAAACAGCGAATTGAGAGAGGTTATTGCGACTGGTGACGAAGCATTAAGCCGTTCAATTGATGATCTTAGAGCGGAGATAGGAGACGATATTCAGGGGCAAATAACCGAGGTTAAAGAGGCTATAGTTACAGAAACAGAAGCGCGTGTTACGGCGGATACTGCGTTATCTACCCGCATTGGTGACAATGAGGCGGCTATTAACCAGAAGCTTGATTCCCGGATTGATGCCGAGGGTGCTGGCGTGATGTATGGCGTTAATCTTGGCCTGAAATACAACGGACAGGAATATAGCGCTGGGATGGCGTTGTCACTTGTTGGCGATGGCACTGGCGTGAAGTCGCAAATGCTTTTCTCCGCCGATCGGTTTGCAATCATCAGCAACGCACAGGCTGGAGCGTTTACGCTTCCTTTGTGGTTGAGAATAACCGGTGTTTATCAACAGCCTGTTAGTAGCTTTTGGAACGGCGAAAGCCTGTCAATCGTGATCGATAAGCCGCGCCAGCCGTCCTACATTTTCAGCAATGAAAACGTAATAGGCGGAGAGTTTACTTACACGTTTGCCAGCGAAAAGAGCATGTACACACAGTGCAACGTGACATTCGACGATGCGCAAAACTTTTATTCTCAGGATATTGAGGGCGTATTTGATCCTGAAATGACTTTGCGGTTTGGTCACAATCCAACAGCAATTACAGCGATCGGATGTACACGCCGCAGCGAGGCTAACCGCCGAGGGCGCTGGGTTCTGAAAACTAACGTTCGAAGCACAACAGTAAACTTTGCTACTGGCCGGAAGGTAATCCCGACTATCGGCGACGTGATCATTGTGGCGGATAACTTCTGGTCTAGTGCGTTGACTATGAATCTTTCTGGTCGCGTGATGGAGGTTAGCGGGTTGCAGGTATTCTTACCGTTTAAGGTTGATGCGCGTCCCGGCGATCGCATTATCGTAAACAAGCCAGACGGCGCACCAGTAGGCCGCACGATTGCCAACGTAACGCCAGACGGCAAGACGATAACGATCAATACAACTTTCGGCTTTGACGTTCAGCCAGATGCAATCTTTGCCATTGAGCGCACAGATTTAGCGCAACAGCAGTATGTTGTTACCGAAATCAAACGCGGAGACGGTGAAGAAGAATTTTCGTACAGCATAACTGCTGTTGAATACGATCCGAACAAATACGATGAGATTGATTATGGCGTGAACATCGACGACCGCCCTACTTCAATCGTGCAGCCTGACATTCTGCCAGCGCCACAAAACGTGAAAGTGTCGAGCTACAGCCGAATTGTTCAGGGAATGAGCGTGGAAACAATGCGCGTAACCCGATTTATCAACAGCCTGTTAGTTAAAGATGGAACCATCACAACGGCGAAGATTGCACAGCAAATCAACTCCACAAACTGGAGTAGCGGATCGGCTGGATGGATGATTAATAAGGGGGTATGCTGAATTTAACCAAGTTACAGTAAGGGGTAGTTTATATGCAAGTAACGGAGCTTTTGCATTCAACGGAGTTAATAACACGGTAGTTATTAACGGTAACGGATCAGAGTTAACATTGCTGGTGGCGGTTATATTATAGTTGGAACATGGTAAAGATGGGGCGAAAGCCCCATTATTAAAGATACCCAGCCCACTGAGGCGTAAAGCCAGAATAACCCCACTGATTAGCCCCCTTATAATCACACCGGAATTACCATTTCTGGTTACTGAATTTATATAGAATGCAGTTGGTACAATAACTTGATTGTCTATTACATCAATAACCTCGATTGGGCTTGTTGGTATAATTATAAGTTCAGATCCAGATGACAACGGAGTGTTTATAGTTAAAGTCTGATCTGACTGACATCTTTGATTAAAAAGTGCAGTATGACGGCGCTCTTAATCCAGCCGTAATTGTCATTGGTGGGCGACCGTCATTATAATTTATGTATATACCTTGAGGCATTATTACCACTCCTTAACTGATACAGAAACTTTTCCGCTAAAGTTGCCTTGAATATCATCACTACTCAATCCGATGTATCTCATATCAACCTCGCCAGATGCAACCTTTTTCCCGTTATGCCATTTTAACAAGCAAGCGCCGTATGAGTATGTAGCGCAAAATCCATCTTCTCTAACTGGTGATGAGCAACCAATCAGAGACAGAGCCGCAATTACCATAATTAACATTTTCATTTTCAACCCTCCTGTAACGTTTGATTAGAACTATACATGACTATCAGATCGATGTTTAGCAATTCGTGCTATTGTTGTCTTTTGTTTCATGATGTTCACAACTAGACACTCCGCACTTTTTGAACCGTTTCGAAAACAAAAGAACACGCAAAGCCATAGATAGTAATAACGGTGAATAACTAATATTTCTATATAATACAATAAGATAGAGTTTAATTATTTATATATATCTATATATTGTTTCTTTATGTTTCTCTTGTTTCATTGGTATATTCATACCCCATGTTGTTTGTTGGTATCTATTGATTAATATTTAATCGTTACGTGGAATTTTTAAGAGTGTATATATAATGGGGTTCCGGCGTATCCGCTAGAACCAGAGAACAGGAAAAGAACGCAATATAAAATCATGCACTTACGCTGAAATTTTGTTGTCTTTTTCATTTTGATTGTTATGAAAACAAAAATAACACAAATTGATTGACAACCTGCATACAGTCGATAGAAGCTAGATACTCCGCCGTGGGTTCTTAACCAGTTCAAAGGATTCCTGTAATAGCACTAATTGCTAAACGTTTAAAATGGTTGGCTGTATAATTGCAGTCAACCAATCAAAGGAGAACGAAATGCCAGCATTAACAGATCTTGATCTTTTCCTTACGCAAGATCAGTTTATGAGCGACGATCTGAAATCAATGACGGTATTAACGCGATTTATTCACGTTGAATCTAATGAATGGGTTGAATACAGTTTCACGCTTCCCACTCAGAAACTTGATCCTCAAGGTGGCGGCTCAACAAACAGCTATGCGCGGCGTTACGCTCTTTGTACTTGTCTTGGGCTGGCGACGGCTGATGATGATGCACAATTAGCGGTTAAAACGGCTCAGGACTGGAAAAAGACCTTGACCAGTGCATTGATATTACCGACCTGCAAGAAACGTTTAAAACGGCTTTCAGGCAATCTGACGCAGCTAACCGCGTTATCATCAAAGAGCATTACGATAAGCTTAAAGCTAAAAAGACTTTCAGAAAGCAACCAAAACGTTATTAAGACACTTTTCGAGGCTCGCAAGCTTTTCACAAAGGTTAAGAAAAACGGCAAGAATACGCACCTTAAAACAGCTACGCAACGCTTGACAGTGTGCTTGATGCAATCATGCCAGCATAGACTTTCAGAAAGCAACCAAAACGTTATTAAGACACTTTTCGAGGCTCGCAAGCTTTTCACAAAGGTTAAGAAAAACGGCAAGAATACGCACCTTAAAACAGCTACGCAACGCTTGACAGTGTGCTTGATGCAATCATGCCAGCATTAAATGACTACTGCGGCAACGGTTACAGGATTCACCCCAGCAAAACCGACTGAAAACCTTGCTAAATCGGAAGTGGTTGCAAATACACATAAGCAGGAAGTAAAATCTCAATCCATAGAATCTTTTGAAACTGCGGCAACGGTTACAGGATTCACCCCAGCAAAACCGACTGAAAACCTTGCTAAATCGGAAGTGGTTGCAAATACACATAAGCAGGAAGTAAAATCTCAATCCATAGAATCTTTTGAAGCGGCAACGGTTACAGGATTCACCCCAGCAAAACCGACTGAAAACCTTGCTAAATCGGAAGTGGTTGCAAATACACATAAGCAGGAAGTAAAATCTCAATCCATAGAATCTTTTGAATAATTTAACGGGGCGGAAACGCCCCATTAACGAGGGAATTAAATGCACATTATCACTGGTGAAATTCGCAAAGAGCCTTACATCAAACAAGGACAGAACGGGACGCTTTATATCGTTGAGCTTTCAGAATCGTATAAGGATCGAGAAGGCAAACGCCAATACACTAACTACAAATTCTTTTTCAACGCCAAGAGCGAAGGAATGAATTCATGGTATGCAGACGCATTCCAGAAAGGAAAAATCATTTCCGTGTCGTGCGATCAGTTGCGAATTGATCAAAGCGAATATAACGGGCAGATTTATAACACCCTGACAAGTGCCGGATGGCCTAATCTTTCCTTCAGCCAGCGCGGAGAATCTCAACCGCATCAGACGCATCAGCAACCACAGCAACAACCACCTCGCCATAATCCTCCAGCACCGGGAAATGAGCCACCAATGGATTTCGACGACGATATTCCATTCTGATAAAGCCCGCAATGCGGGCTTTTAATACTGCTTGATTCGATCCACGCGCCACTTCAACGCCGCCGATCTTATACGAACTGCGCACAAAACCACCGTTAGTTACAGCACCAACTGGCGGTGTGTTCTCGTCGCCGTTTTCGCTTGATCTGTATCTTTTGCGGCTTGCTCAATCCTAGCAACTAGATCTTTTAATCCTGCAAATCGAAATCACGGAAAAATTCTAGCGCATCAGCGATTTCTGTCTCCTTGCTTTGATAGTAACGCAGCGTTTCAGCAACGTCTTGCGCCATACCATCAACAGTTAGCGAGTCATTCAGCAAGATCACATAATTACCATCTGGAACAACAGCGCCGTTTGTTTGAATGGCTTTCATTTCCGTGTCGCTCACAATGTCGCTAATTACAGCAAGAGTCAAAGGAGTTGTTAGAAATACGATTGTTGCACCAGTGCGAATAAGGGAAAGTGGTTCCCTCCATTTTGTACCGACGCCAGTGATCACACCTTGAGCATCCATTGACGCCGTACCAGTACGATATAAAGCCATAAATTAACGGCGACGAGAACACACCGCCAGTTGGTGCTGTAACTAACGGTGGTTTTAAACCCCGCCGAAGCGGGGTTGTTGAACGACAACGAAAGTCAATGAAGCAAATTAAAGACAACATCACAAAAGCAAGTCATTAGCATTAATGATATTACAATAAGCTTTCGGCTTTGTAAAGTCTCCTTTCTACACCTTTTTGAAATTTCCGTCAATCGGGATCATAACGTCAAGTTGTCGCTCATCTGCTGCAATTAAAGTTTCCTTATCATCAGCGCGGCATACAACGCGCATTTTGCGATCTCCTTTGTAGCGATGCGCAACTATTTCAAGGTTAGACGGCGTAAAGCAATTCCATACCTCTTGTCCCGTCGCCGGTGAATATGTTGTGCGTCAATCCAGTCAGTGCACAAATAGATCGTCTTACCCGTATTTCCGGTGACTGTAACACTTCCTCGCGTATAATCCTTTGCTAGCGTATGCACCACTTTTAATGTCACTTCGCTAACTGTGCGATCCTCTCACCAATTTGGGCCAAGGCCAACTCTAGCACTTGTTTCGCTTATTCCAACGATCAGCACTAAGTCCAATGTTGAAGCCGCGAGTTCGAAGTGTACTTAGTACGCTCATGCATTACTCATTTTGTCTTTGGTACTGTCGCTGCAAAGATTCGCAGAAACTCCGCAAGATAGGAAATCTGCCACTTAGTATAGTTCAACCGCACTTTGCGGCTGGCCACGCGTACTGCGTATGCACCACTTTTAATGTCACTTCGCTAACTGTGCGATCCTCTCACCAATTTGGGCCAAGGCCAACTCTAGCACTTGTTTCGCTTATTCCAACGATCAGCACTAAGTCCAATGTTGAAGCCGCGAGTTCGAAGTGTACTTAGTACGCTCATGCATTACTCATTTTGTCTTTGGTACTGTCGCTGCAAAGATTCGCAGAAACTCCGCAAGATAGGAAATCTGCCACTTAGTATAGTTCAACCGCACTTTGCGGCTGGCCACGCGTACTACTCGTATATGTGCGTTAAGGCACAGTGGAACATGTGAGGCTGCTTGACCTACTCCTTTACACGTTGTAAGAAAAGCAATTACTCCTTCCATTTTCATCAAAGAAGAAACTACTTTTACCTTCCTCATTAACGAAAAGAATGTTGCACATTTCCTCATCCAGTTCGTCGGAGTGTACAAGGTGACACGGAATTGCGTGTATATGCTCATCATGCGCACCGGTCGGCGTTTCACGCCAACTTGATATGATTCACCGTCTAAAGGATAGAACGCCTCAAAGACGCTTAGAAACGTCGCTGTCATGGTTTCTGTTTTACTCATTACGTACTCGCATGATTCATGTGAAGCTTGAGCGCCGAAGTTGTAACCTGAATCACGACTAGCAACCTTATTCGCTTTGTTAACAAAGCGAATAAGGTTGCTAGTCGTGATTCAGGTTACAACTTCGGCGCTCAAGCTTCACATGAATCATGCGAGTACGTAATGAGTAAAACAGAAACCATGACAGCGACGTTTCTAAGCGTCTTTGAGGCGTTCTATCCTTTAGACGGTGAATCATATCAAGTTGGCGTGAAACGCCGACCGGTGCGCATGATGAGCATATACACGCAATTCCGTGTCACCTTGTACACTCCGACGAACTGGATGAGGAAATGTGCAACATTCTTTTCGTTAATGAGGAAGGTAAAAGTAGTTTCTTCTTTGATGAAAATGGAAGGAGTAATTGCTTTTCTTACAACGTGTAAAGGAGTAGGTCAAGCAGCCTCACATGTTCCACTGTGCCTTAACGCACATATACGAGTAGTACGCGTGGCCAGCCGCAAAGTGCGGTTGAACTATACTAAGTGGCAGATTTCCTATCTTGCGGAGTTTCTGCGAATCTTTGCAGCGACAGTACCAAAGACAAAACACGATCTCAACCGGAACCGGGTTTAACCACTCTCTTCTATAACTCCACAGTCAAACTTTCTGGAATGATAGCGCGTTGTGTCTTATTTTTTAGCTTTTAGTGCGCTTGTAGTCCATCATGTGACGCTTTTGCAGGTTAGAGTAAGGGGCTTTCCGTTATTGTCAAACTCAAGATCTGGACGGCAAAATGTTGCAGTGTATCCAGTAAATCCATTCTTTTGTGATGATAATGAACTCGCCTCGCCACTTCTGGCGGAATCATGCCGCGCAACCTGTAAGCGTTTGTTAACCTGCAAACATCAACCTTTAAAGCCTTTGCCATTTCAGAGAAGCCGCCGAAATGGTCAATAACAATGTCAAAGCGAGCCTTTAACCCCGCTCTAACTTCCGGTTTTAGTCTCCATTTTGGTGGTATTTTTCGCTGTTTCTTGTCCTTTCCGCGCCTTGTTCCGTTGTTGCCGTTAATGCATCTTTTATCAATTTCACCTGTTGAGGCTGCAACTCTTTTGTTGTTCATTACCAGAAAGAAGAAGTGATCCCGCGTTCTCCGCACTTTTGCTAAAACAAATCATCTTGCTTGTGTATCATATGTATCAAATGGCTTTTAGTAAAGGAATGACAAAACTCAGGTTATGCGCGGCGATGTATTCATGAGGATGAAAATGGTAAACGTTGCGAACACTTTTGGGTTTACGGGAATGCGAGGATATAATAGATCCTAAAACCAAAAAGATTATCAAAAAGGTTGTGGCACTAAAACGACCCATCAGCGCGAGATTGCCGTCATTGCGGAGAGCGATTAAAAGATCCGAATGACGAACAAACCCTAAAGGGAAAAGTGAATTCCTGATTGGTAATGATGGCTTGATCCCGAACATTGAAAAACAGTTAGCCTCATTGGGTGATGAAAAGATTGCAGCAATACAGAAACGTTTCACTGTCGGTGAGATTGTGCCTTATCCGTATCAGTGCGTTGCATACACGGAGATCGCAAAACGGCTAGCAAGATATGAACATCCGTTTTTCGTAAAGGCGGCGGTATCAGCAGGTAAGACAATAATCTTTGCTATGGTTGCGGCTCAGTGTCGAAAGATGGGGTTGAAAATGCTGACGCTTGCCCGTCAATCTGAGATTGTGGATCAGGACTCAAAGGAGATTAGCTCGTTCGGTGTTCCTAATTCAGTTTATTGTGCTGGGCTTGGATTGCGCGGCGCTCACTTCCCGATCGTTGTCGGATCGGAAGGGACTGTTATCAATGGGCTTGAAAAGGCGTTAGGTGACTACGTGCCAGACGTTTTGGGGATTGATGAGTGCCATCAGGTTAACTGGAATGATATTGTAGAGGCTCGCGAGAATAACGAAACTTTAGAGCAGATGAAAACGCCGAAAGGTGATCTTGTTCCAAATTTTATATATAAGGGATTTATTTGTAACCAGCGCGTGATTTATGTTATATGCGTAACTATTGCAGATTATCTACACGCGATAACTAAAGTTACATGTAACCTTGTGACGAGGATTAATTTGCAAAAGTTGCGTAAATTGCCAGGCCTGATTACGACACCGCTAAAGGGTACAGGACGTACACAATACACCGTTATCATTGAAACCATGCGCAAGCGTTGCCTTGAAACCAACGGTCGAGAGTTGCGAATTTTCGGAATGACAGGATCGGAATATCGCGGCGTTGAGCCAATTCTTATCGAAGACATGCGAATCCACGGTTTTGGCGCGAACAGGCCTACAGTGTTTGGCGATGTTGGCGATCTTGGGTATGACCTGTCAGAGTTCCATAGCGAGCATGAATTAGGTGTTGCAGATTACTCAGAGGCGCAACTAAAAGCGATGAGTAAGAAGATCCACGAATCTGGAACCATGACGCAGCAGATCATGAACATGGTTCACGAAGTGATGAAAACCGTGCTTTGCGCACTGGTAACTTGCGCCGATGCTCGTCACTGCAAGGAAGCCGCCGCCGCTTTGCCACACGGAACGCCTTACCACATCATTACTGGTAAGACCGGAGAGAAGCAGCGCCGCGAATGGCTAAACGACGCATACGAAGGTAAAGTTAAATACATTTTCCGGGTTAAGGCTCTAACCACTGGCGTTAATATTCCGCCGTGGGACACGTCTGTAATTCTGCGTAAAATCGGATCGTTGACTTTATTGGTTCAGCTTTTAGGTCGTGGAATGCGGCAATTAAAGAGCTATCATAAGAATGAGCTTGGAATGACAAAACGGATCATCTTGTTCTTGATTTTTCTGGAACAATGTTCGAAATGGGTGAGTTATATTTCAATCCCATTCTTGAACAGGCGCAATATCAGCTACGCAAGAACGGTAAAAAGATCCGTTATATTGCCCGATTTGCAAAACCAGAAAACAGCATACAGACACGACGAATATTATGATGTTGTTGAATTTAAGGTTGAGTTGACGAGCAACGGAAACGGAATTCTGTTCCGGTATGACTTACGAGGAATTAACGGCGAGTCGTTTGTTGCATACGAAAAATTTTGGGTGCAAAGTGATTCTAAATGGATTAGAAACTCATGGAAATCAACATGCTTTAAGCATATTTTAGATAAGCGTATTGCAGGTGCTACGGCATCATATAAAGATGCACGTAAGGTAATGATGAATGCTCACCACTTCTTAGCGCCTAAGCGCGTTTCATGGCGCAAGAATACGAAGGGCGAAGATATGATCGGAAATAAGGAATATTGATATGTATAAAGAGTTTTACGAAAAGACAGCACAGACACCAGATCGGAAGATGCGCATCAGATAGACGCTATAGCGTGGTTGCGCTACCAGTTCCCTACATGGATCACGTTTCATGTTAACAACGAAGGCAAGAAAAGCCCCCGCTACCAGTTCCCTACATGGATCACGTTTCATGTTAACAACGAAGGCAAGAAAAGCCCCGGACAGGCTAACAAGGATCAGATGAAGGGATTGTTAAAGGGTGTGCCGGATATCCTGATTATTCCTGACCGGACGCAATGCAAATATGGCTTCATTGCCATTGAACTAAAACGCGCTAAGAAATCACTTTCTAAGGTTTCAGATGATCAGAAGAAGTTTCTTAGCAGGGTAACGGAAAATGGAGGCTTTGCCGCGCTATGCTATGGTGCTGACCGGTTCAAGCGGCAATACAAGAGGCACTAAAATAGCACTTTTGCTAAAACAAAGCCCCAGCAATGGGGCATACTTAATGCAACGAAACAAAAGGAGAAATTAAAAGCGTTGGCAATGCAAATATGGCTTCATTGCCATTGAACTAAAACGCGCTAAGAAATCACTTTCTAAGGTTTCAGATGATCAGAAGAAGTTTCTTAGCAGGGTAACGGAAAATGGAGGCTTTGCCGCGCTATGCTATGGTGCTGACCGTGGGTAGCAATAAACACGTATGTGGGAAACTCCAGACGAAATTGTTGAGTATCTAAGCGAGCGCTACGGAGAGTATGATCTTGATGCAGCAGCCACGGAAGGTAATAAAAATGTGATAAGTTCTACAGTAAGGAAACAAACTGCTGCAAAAGATATTTTAGACAAAAGCACGATTGACGGCGTTGAAAAAGTTGACGAAATGGATATTCACGAATTGCAACACGGATCTTATTCAAGCATTGCTTTGCGCTCAGGCGGTCATTATCAACCAGTAAGAGAAAATACATTTTTAAAGTGGGAAACTCCAGACGAAATTGTTGAGTATCTAAGCGAGCGCTACGGAGAGTATGATCTTGATGCAGCAGCCACGGAAGGTAATAAAAATGTGATAAGTTCTACAGTAAGGAAACAAACTGCTGTTAAATCCTCCATATTCAAATCCAGATCCGTTTGTCAAAAAGCAATTGAGCAAATGGAACACGGAAACCAGATTGACATTTTGCTTCCAGCAGACAATTCTACAGCATGGTTTAGTGATGCAGTTAAACACGCGGCTGAAGTTATCTGGATCACTGGCGAAACATGGGTAGACGATGGTCGCGAATATTCTAGAACAGGGAGATTGGCGTTTATTTCTGGGCTGACTGGTGAATCAGTACAAGGAAATAATAAAGGCAGCGTGATATTTATCATGCGCAAACTTAAAGAGGGTGAGAAACAACAAACTCACTATGTACCAATCAGTGAAATATGCCCTTCCGTTATGGATCGTAGAGTAAAAGCGCGGAGTTTATAATGAACGTTATTTCAGATGATCAGTTGTGGCCTTTGTTTATCGGCATGGTATGCGAGACTCTAACGCGAGAAGGTTTTGTTGGTGACAAATACGAGTTCGCTACATCACTAGATATGAGCTTTGATGAAATTCTCACGCTACCGATTAGCGATTGGAAATCTGCCATTAATGAGGATTTGGAGGAATACAGAGCGAAAGAAGGCGCTGATTTCTTCAAATAGATTTCTATTCTCGTATCGGTATCAGTGTGCTCTAGTAGCAAGCCTATAGCGTCCTACGGGGCGCTATGTGAATGCAACTGGCGTATGAGGTTTCATATGAAAGCAATACTGGTTTATCCGGGGCATGAACTTTATGAGGCCTGCCGAAACAAGGAGCAGGACTACGCGTTCACAGTGGTTATATTAACTGGGGCCCCTTTACTGGCGTCGTGCTTGAGTATATCGATACTCACACCGAAATGGCTGCCCGCACTGTGCTGGACGCCGCACTTTTGTTAAAAGCCCCGCAAGGGGCTTTGTTATTATGTATCCAACGAAACGAACTGGAGACACGAAAATGAAAATTTACAGCAAAAGGCTTTTAAACTGGCTCAGGATATCGCAGAAATCGCCGTTAAAATGGAAGTGAAAACGGACGAAAAAAGGCGGTCTTGATGAAGGGATCGCCAAGATAGCTAAGTATTTCGATATTAAAGATGTTTGCGTTATTGTTGGCGATGAAATGGCATATGTAGAGGAAAAGCCGCGAAAGGTTGTTAGGGTTCCGGCTATTCCTACAAAAATCGACTACAAAGCCATACTTGAAAAGACTAAAGAGCAGAAGAAGTATTATAAAGCATATGTAGAGGAAAAGCCGCGAAAGGTTGTTAGGGTTCCGGCTATTCCTACAAAAATCGACTACAAAGCCATACTTGAAAAGACTAAAGAGCAGAAGAAGTATTATAAATGAAAATGTTATTCACTGTTACTTTCTTGTTGCCAGTTGCGGCCGGTGTATCATGTACGCCGTTATTATGAGTTAAGAGGAATTGAGAAATGGCCTTTACATCAAAGATCACAGACGAACAATTTATTGCAGAGCGAGAGGCTGGGAAAACATATAAGCAGATCGCGCTAGAGTACAACATGAACGTTAGAAGCGTTGAGCGCCGCGCCGCAAAGCTGGCTAAGTTGGGCGAGACGTCAACTATCGGCGCACCGTGGTTTGCGGTTATCGGTGAATCCAAACTGGTAGACAAAGACGGCAACACAAAGCTAACACGGATTAAGACGCACAAAGACAAAGATCAGCTTGAGGCGATCATGAATGCGGCTATGGTTGCATTTTCCGAAGAAGTTCCACGACTTGAACCAGTGCCGGAAACCAACACTGATTATTCTGAAACGCTTGCGCTATATCCGATCTTTGATATGCACATTGGGGCGATGTCTCACAAGCACGAAAGCGGTGAGAACTACGATACAGCAACGGCGGAAAACGTAATGAACAAGTTTTTCGATTATGCCGTTGATAAAGCGCCACGAAGCGAGAAAGCCGTATTGCTGATTGGTGGTGATATGCTTCACAGTGACGGCCCGGAGGCTGTAACGCCTGCAAGCGGTCACGTTCTGGATCAAGATTCACGCTATGCAAAACTTGTTTATGTGGCAATCCGCGCAACGCGCCGCGCTATTAATCTTATGCTCACTAAACACAAAGAAATTGAGATCCAGATTATCGAGGAAACCACGACCAAAGCGGCAATTTGGTTACGCGCTGCAATGGCGGCGGCGTATGAGGATGAACCACGCGTAAACGTAGACGTTTCACCGCGTGTCGTGCATCACACGCAATACGGAAAAACGTTCCTTGCTTATCATCACGGTCACACTGTACGCAAGCCGGAAACCCTGCTAATGATGTGTGCGGCAGATTGGCGCGAGGATTTCGGGAAGTCTAATTCCATGTATGCTCACGTAGGACACTGGCATCATCAGACCGTAACAGAAACAAGTCTTGGTATTGTTGAAGTTCATAGCACTATGGCGGCTAAGGATGCATATGCGGCTCGCGGTGGTTGGCGCTCACGCCGTCGAGCGGCGGTAATTGTGTATGATAAGGAGTTTGGCGAAGTTGGGCGGTTCATGTTCTACCCTGAAATGATCAATTAATAAACAATAGAATAAAAGGCTGGCTTAAATGCTAGCCTTTTTGTTCTGCGTTTATTATAATCATGTCTTGACAAATTATTAACTTTGAGGATCTGATTATGTTTTTACGAGAATTTTCTACTGGAGGGATGGCGACGGCTGGCGGTGTTACTTTTGGATCTGCATTTTCCGGTGAGTTGCTTGTTTCAGTTATCGGACTTGTCATTATGACTATTTTGGCGTTGTTGGTCTTTATTTTTTTACGAGAATTTTCTACTGGAGGGATGGCGACGGCTGGCGGTGTTACTTTTGGATCTGCATTTTCCGGTGAGTTGCTTGTTTCAGTTATCGGACTTGTCATTATGACTATTTTGGCGTTGTTGGTCTTTATTTGAAATGGCGTGATAGTAAGGCAATTCAAGAGGCGCTTAAAGATGGAGATCAAAAGAGGCGATTAATATTCGACTTAAATTGGGGCAAAACATGCGGAACAAAATAATCGGCTTTGCTGTTGCTATTGCAATGTCCGTTGGATTAATAGAAACGCTTGAGGGTGTGGAATATAAGCCTTATAAGGATATTGCCGGGATTTGGACTGTATGCAGTGGCGTAACTGGTTCTGATGTTATACCGTGCAAGTTATACACGGAAAGGGAATGCAAGATCCTAAACGAAAACATAGCAAGTGGGCGCGTGATACTGTTGATCGTCTTGTTAAGGTTGAAATTCCTGACTCAATGCGAGCGGCTTTATATAGCCACACATACCACACTGGCAGTGGCGCATTTTCCGTGTCTACCATTCTCAAGGAAGTCAACAAAGGCAACCTGTATAAATCTTGCGAACATCTTTATGATTGGGTTTATTACACCGATCCGAAAACTAAGAAAAGAAATTCAGCAAGGGGCTATGGAATCGCAAAACCACAAGATCCTAAACGAAAACATAGCAAGTGGGCGCGTGATACTGTTGATCGTCTTGTTAAGGTTGAAATTCCTGACTCAATGCGAGCGGCTTTATATAGCCACACATACCACACTGGCAGTGGCGCATTTTCCGTGTCTACCATTCTCAAGGAAGTCAACAAAGGCAACCTGTATAAATCTTGCGAACATCTTTATGATTGGGTTTATTACACCGATCCGAAAACTAAGAAAAGAAATTCAGCAAGGGGCTATGGAATCGCAAAACCATGAGTTTCAAGTATGCGTGAGGGATCTTAAATGAAATGGTTAAAATTTCTGTATCCGTTTGCTGTTGTTATATTTGCGTGTTTTATTGTGGCGTGTTCACCGTCAAGCGCACTTACTGGCCTGATTGGTAGCAAGCCAGAAGTGACGGCGCAAGTTGGTGCTGAGAATAAATGGTTAAAATTTCTGTATCCGTTTGCTGTTGTTATATTTGCGTGTTTTATTGTGGCGTGTTCACCGTCAAGCGCACTTACTGGCCTGATTGGTAGCAAGCCAGAAGTGACGGCGCAAGTTGGTGCTGAGAATGTGAAACAAACTGTTGGCGTTACTGCAAAACAGGACGCTTCAAGCAAGCAGGAAACCACATTCAAAGAATCGGCAGTTGGTAAAGTTGATACGTCGAACAAAAACAGGTTAGCACTTCAAGCATTAAGGCTGATAATATCACAGCCGATAGGATTGAGATCCGCAATAGTGATTCTGAATCCCGCAAATGGCGCTGGCTTTTTATCGCTGGCATCATAGCCGGATCTGGATTGACGGCGATTTACGCAACACGCAGAAACAAAAAGCCCCGTAATTGGGGCTTTATTTTATCCAAAACTTTTAACTCAAAATCTTCTTCCGCCCGGTTTGCTACGCTTTTGAACATTTGCTCAAGGCTTTCGAAACTCATTTTCTTTGCTATTTCATCGGCGCTAAAACCTTCATCCTCAAGGTTGCGAGCTTGGCAATAATGCATTTCAAGATTATCTAAATATTTGTTACCAGTCGGAATTGCCTCATCAATTTTGTCCCACACGATCCAGAAGTTTGTTTTATCCGCCGCCGCTAATACGATGCTATTTTTGTTTTCCATTTTGCAATCCTCGATTCGTTTCGTTGAATGCATAATAACAAACCCGCCGAAGCGGGTTTTAACATTTTGTGCTATTTTGAACGCCTTAACTCAATCAACCACTTTAAAACAATTCTCCGTGTCTCTTTCCAATCCTCATCACTGAAATCATCGTATACAGGTATGAGCGCTAAATATATCGACGGCGTAAAAGGAAAATACTGGAGTCGCGGCGCAATGCGTAGGCCATTTAATTTCGAGCTATACAGTCTTGAAGGCGACAAAACGAATACAGGTGGCCTTATGGGTAAAGGTAGAGAAAAGCGGAAGTCGGCAAAGAGGAAGAAAGTTTTAAAAATCTTCCTGATCCTGAGCGGTACGAACCACCAGACTATAAAACCTATGAGCGCTAAATATATCGACGGCGTAAAAGGAAAATACTGGAGTCGCGGCGCAATGCGTAGGCCATTTAATTTCGAGCTATACAGTCTTGAAGGCGACAAAACGAATACAGGTGGCCTTATGGGTAAAGGTAGAGAAAAGCGGAAGTCGGCAAAGAGGAAGAAAGTTTTAAAAATCTTCCTGATCCTGAGCGGTACGAACCACCAGACTATAAAACCTCGAGCCAAAAACTCTTTACTAACACTTGATGCAAAATAGCGGGGCGAAACCCCGCATTACTTGCAAGGCGAACACATTCACGATGTTTAAAAACATATTTTGCTAACTCTCGGCGGTTGAATGATTCGCGTGATTCACAAAACCGATACAGATCCAGAAGAAACATTTTAAGCCCCATTAAGCAAGGATTGATGTAAATGAATTTTCCAACGTTGCAAACATAATGACGATCTTCAAGCATTGGAATTAATTTTTCCTCAATCCGTTTCATCACTCCAGCCTGACCAACAAACGGCCTAACCTTTCTCGCACTTTCATAAATTGCTCGTGAGTTTGTGATCCCTTTATTCTGTTTTGCCAGCTTAATGATAATTTCGATAAGCTTTGACATTTCCGCCTCATCGCCAGCATATCCAGATGCGTTTGCGGCGTTAATATATGTCTTGCTAAGTTCTCCGAAAATAACTAGTGCTTCCTGCATTGTCTCCATTTCAATTTCACGGCTTTTTGTTGGTGTGCCTTCCTCATTAAACCAGTTACGGATCACATGTAATACTGATGCGATACGGATCACTTGCTTATCCATTTTACCCAAAGCACCGCGCAACATTGTGTGAGAATATTTTCCGCCGTCTGCTAAATCTGGCTCTAATTCTTGTCGTGCTATATTCAACACTCGCATTGCGCCTCTTGACGGTTTCAATACAACGCTTTCTTCTGTCATGATGTTATGAACCATACCTTTTTCGCTCTTTCTTGCGTTGCTCGTTGATGCGCTCAACTTCACATGTAATACTGATGCGATACGGATCACTTGCTTATCCATTTTACCCAAAGCACCGCGCAACATTGTGTGAGAATATTTTCCGCCGTCTGCTAAATCTGGCTCTAATTCTTGTCGTGCTATATTCAACACTCGCATTGCGCCTCTTGACGGTTTCAATACAACGCTTTCTTCTGTCATGATGTTATGAACCATACCTTTTTCGCTCTTTCTTGCGTTGCTCGTTGATGCGCTCAACTTCACAGACCATAGGCGCAATTGCAAGAGTTGATTGCTGATTTACCTGTTGATGGCGGCTGACTGGTTACAACATAAAGCGCTGTTGGCTGTTCCGTTCCGTGATACTCAACAGAAAATCGACCGCACATTGCAGCAGACACACAACCGATGAAATGCATGTATGCCGATGCCTCTGGAAACTGTACGGAATTTGCGATACTTCTTGCCAGCTTACCGACAACATCAAAATCGTTACCCAGCGAAATGACAGGATATCGATCGTTAGCGCCGCCAATGTCTTTAACTGGTTCCCAAAAGCTGGACGACTGGCGGTATCCGTTTGCCTGTATAGCAACGCGCAAAGGTGAGATATTTTGTGATTCAGCGGTAGCGATAATTTCTTGTGGTGTTAATTTGTTTGTGTCGAAATCGAATCGGAAATAACAGCAAAGTTCCCGGCGGTTGTTAATCTTTGCTAACCCTTCCGGCGTGGTATCAGATACCGGAAACACGATATCGCAAAGCTTTTCAAGCTTTTCCTCTAACTCATCGCGAGATTCAAGAAGCGCGGTTAACTCAGTGCCTGAACGCTCGCCTTTCAATTCCTTCTTTACACCTTCAAGTTGAGCCATCGCTTTCCGGGAATGTTTGCTCACGCACCAGTAAAAACGTTCACTAACACCTATACCACGTGCACCAGCATCCATGATCCCACTTATCGTTTCATCCCGGGCGATTACGCTCATGCATCCAAGCGCAACAAAACTCATATTGTTTTCAGAGTTTGCGCGAGCGATAGAAACGTGTCCGCTATCCCGGGCTTTTAGCACTAATTCGCTGTTGTTCTTGCGATCGCTGTTTGCATACGTTGCGAGCCAAAAACTCTTTACTAACACTTGATGCAAAATAGCGGGGCGAAACCCCGCATTACTTGCAAGGCGAACACATTCACGATGTTTAAAAACATATTTTGCTAACTCTCGGCGGTTGAATGATTCGCGTGATTCACAAAACCGATACAGATCCAGAAGAAACATTTTAAGCCCCATTAAGCAAGGATTGATGTAAATGAATTTTCCAACGTTGCAAACATAATGACGATCTTCAAGCATTGGAATTAATTTTTCCTCAATCCGTTTCATCACTCCAGCCTGACCAACAAACGGCCTAACCTTTCTCGCACTTTCATAAATTGCTCGTGAGTTTGTGATCCCTTTATTCTGTTTTGCCAGCTTAATGATAATTTCGATAAGCTTTGACATTTCCGCCTCATCGCCAGCATATCCAGATGCGTTTGCGGCGTTAATATATGTCTTGCTAAGTTCTCCGAAAATAACTAGTGCTTCCTGCATTGTCTCCATTTCAATTTCACGGCTTTTTGTTGGTGTGCCTTCCTCATTAAACCAGTTACGGATCACATGTAATACTGATGCGATACGGATCACTTGCTTATCCATTTTACCCAAAGCACCGCGCAACATTGTGTGAGAATATTTTCCGCCGTCTGCTAAATCTGGCTCTAATTCTTGTCGTGCTATATTCAACACTCGCATTGCGCCTCTTGACGGTTTCAATACAACGCTTTCTTCTGTCATGATGTTATGAACCATCGTTGATTACTCCTTTCTGATGCCGCTAATTATAACGGCATCATGTTACCAACTTTTAGCAATTCGTGATAAACCACGTCGCCGCTTCATTGTGCTGATGTCGCTAAACGTGCAACGGAATGCATTTTTGAGCATGGTTTGCGGCCTATGCGCCTCATAATCTTTTCTGGTAGAATCATGAATATTTCGCCTCGAACAGATACGCGCCACCAGCGGCAGAAAATCCAACTTCCTCGCGATAAAGCGTAAAGCGATCGCCGTGTTCATCGAACACATAACCAGCAACAGCGCCTAACACACGTCCTTGTTCGATCTGGTATCGTTTGTCAGCCTTAAATGTTTTCTTGATCTGTGAATATTTCGCCTCGAACAGATACGCGCCACCAGCGGCAGAAAATCCAACTTCCTCGCGATAAAGCGTAAAGCGATCGCCGTGTTCATCGAACACATAACCAGCAACAGCGCCTAACACACGTCCTTGTTCGATCTGGTATCGTTTGTCAGCCTTAAATGTTTTCTTGATCTGCATGGAGTGATTCACCCAAGCGCATTTGATCGTCTTTGTCTTGATTTCGCGGTAGTCGTGGATATCCGCATCTTGCCACTTGCCTTATTTCTCCACAATTTTTTGATCCGCTCGACGCGAGCCAACAAATGACCGTCAATTATGCTTTTCGCTTCAAGCGTCACAGCGTCAAACTCAAGCGATTTGTGGAATGAGTGACCAATCAGCAGCGTGGCGTGCTTATCCTTAAGGATAAGCACGCCACGCTGCTGATTGGTCACTCATTCCACAAATCGCTTGAGTTTGACGCTGTGACGCTTGAAGCGAAAAGCATAATTGACGGTCATTTGTTGGCTCGCGTCGAGCGGATCAAAAAATTGTGGAGAAATAAGGCAAGTGGCAAGATGCGGATATCCACGACTATCCGCTCTCACCCTCGCGGCTTCGCGGCTGTCTGCATTGCAAATCAGAAATAGCACAAAATGTTAAAACCCGCTTCGGCGGGTTTGTTACATTACAGCCAACAGGAGGAATGCTTTTGCCAACCGGATTAGCGTTACCTGTTGGCAACACTGACTTAATATCAGGCATAACAAAACCGTTACCAGTCCAAAGACAGGTTTTCTTTGTGTATGCGTCACGCGCCGGAATGATATCTGGAAAATGAGGATGTTTATCATCTTCTGGCAAGTACCCACCAAACGCGCAAGGGTGAAAAGTGAAATCAGGTTTACGCCACATCGTCGATAGTACGCTGATCGGATTCTCGATCATATATGGAACGTTGAACCAGTCGCCCAACTCCTGAGCAATTCTTGCAGTTTCCATAGCCTTGATCTGAAATTCAGGATCACGATCACGCTTTGCCGCAAAGTGACGCGAGCCGCTAACAGCCGTGTCAGTGCATGGAGGGAAGGCGATAATAAAATCAGGATTGCCCCACTCAAGACTTATAGCCCTGACGGTAAACTTGCCATCAATCCAGACATTGACATACTCAATGTTGGGATGAGTTACGCGCACCTTGCTATAGTCGCCATGATCCGCATCGTCATAGTTGAAACAGATCACTTTGTGACCACGTTCAGCCCACGGCAAAGCATCATAACCGGAGCCAGAAAAAGAGAAAAAATTAACATGCTAAATCCTTACTGTAACGCGTTTTAAGGCGATTAATCCTGCATGATACGTAAGAACAACATTTTAAACTTTGACGCTACCGGTAAGCGCATTAGAATGCAATCACAGACAAACGATAGGAGAAAAATCTATGGAAAACATGACGTTTAACGACAAATTGCGAGAAGCGGCTAAAGCCCCGGCGTCAGGCGAACAGGACAAGATCATAATGACGGCTCGCTTCCTTGAACATGAGTTTGAGGGAAAGAAGTGCGCAACTAACCCTTCCTCATACGTGAGAACCACGATGAACCGCGTTCCAGAAGTTAAGGAGGTCGGGACAATCAAGATCAAGAAATCAACCTGCGATGATGTTGATAGCGACCATTTCGGAATTGAAATCTATACGATCACGATCTCAAAAGAGAAGCGCAAACAGGTTTTCACAAAGGAGGATGTGACGCGAGTCAAGCGACAGGCAGAAGCAAAGGTTGCGGAAAAGTTTCTGATGGTGTCGCCAAACCTTGCAAACTACGCGCCGGAAGAATATGCGACCATCGCGAAGGTGATGAAAGAAATTCACGATATTGTTAAGGCACAATTTTTAAGCGAGGAAGAATAAAATGGAACAATACGATCTGGAAGCATTACTCCGAGACTTTGACAGTGGCGAGGCATCAGGGCTAAACGTGGTTCGCCCCGTGGCGATATTCATCACGCGATCCGCCGCTCTTGCGTATGCCGAAAAGCAATATGGAGCATGGAGAGCTAAGGGTATTCGGGTTCAGGTTGCCACTGAAAAAGATTGGGAGTGCATTAAATGAACATGATTTGCAAAGCGTCGTGCTCTGATTGGTTCACTGCTGGGCGGGTTTATCCAGCCGCTATGGAAAACCCGACTTTCATGATTTCCGCAATCACGGGTGATGATATGGTTAGCGATCTGACAGTAACGGATCTCACTGGATTGTTCCAATTGACGGATATAAAACGCTGTCTTTCACTATTTGCGGCGTTGCATCTTTCATTCCCCGCTTATTCCGGTTAGGTTTAAAGGGCTGGAAATAGCCGATAACATTAGGACGGCGGCGGCGTCTGGTCGATTGTTCTTGCGCAAGTCGTCTCAAAATATCGCAATCAGGATGTTTAACGATAAGTTCATCAACGACGGGGCGCGAAATGACGATGAGCGAAATGTGTTGGCATAACTATAAAGGCCGCTTGGCCCGGTGGGGGTGATATGACTAAGTTTCTTGATTATGCGTTGGGTACTCTGATTTTCGCACTGGCTGGCTGTCTTATCACGCTGATGTGCGCAATGATTCTTGAAGTTGTAAAACACCTATAAATAGCACTTTTGTTAAAACTCGATCGGTGGGTGTTGGCATAATACACCCATCGAAAAGAAACGAGGAAAGCAAAATGGTCACTCTGATTACTTGGGAACACGGAAGCAGCCAGCCGGAAACGCGTGAATTTGAAACTGTAGCGGCTTGCTACAACCCGGCGGCTAACGGCGGTTTCTACAAAGCACAAATCGTAAACGAATTCGGGGTTGTTGAGTATGAGTTTAAAGGTTAATACATGACTGTTAAAACACTGCATCACGACACACACGGCGACACTATAGCTATTTATCGCGGCGAGACAAGCAATCTTGTTTTCATTGATGGCCTATTCGATGATTCTGATGTTGCTTTTCGTGGAATATACAGGGCGCAAGATGCAAGAGCGATCGCTAAGCGCCTGAATGACCCGGCGGATATCATAGAGGGTAAATAAAATGATCGAAACATTCTCTGATTGGTACAATGGCGATTATAGCCGCCAGCTTTGATGATTTCGCAATGATGGAAATCAGCTATTGGTAAATAGCACGAAAAGCTAAAACACGATCGCGGGTTATCGTATGATAGCCCCACACAAACAACGAGAGGCAAGAATATGAAAAGCGTTAAAGTCAGACTCCTGAATGATGGAGGCTACCCATTTAAAGCTGAACATAACCGCACTTTTCCTGTCATCGTAAATGGTTACATTGGTGATGGATATCACGGACTTGTGCAAGTCTGTTATGATGATTGCAAGGCGATCGGCATGTACCCAACAGAGGGGCAAGATTACCCATTCTACGGGCACAGAAGCGGAGATTGTGAAATGAGTTGCTATATCATTCGTGTTGTACCAGTAGAACAAATGCCAGTTGGGGCAACGTTGCATTATGTTCAGCGTGAAGATGGCGAGTGGGAAGAGCTGAAATTCAAGCCGCGCCGCATTGAAGTACACGACGATATTATTTGTCTGCTATCTGGTTACTCAGGATTCAGCACAAAGGCGCTAAACTACTCCGCAGAGATAAACATCAAGCGCGGGACAAAAATCAAATACAGCACGAATTGCTAAAACAGCGGCGCGGTTGCTATATAGTAACCGCACACCAACGAACGAAGGGAAATAAAATGAAGTTAGCACGTAACGCAGTATTCGCAATTGTGGACGGCGGCGATGTAAGGGCATTCCTTCACATCAACAAAGACGATCTAATCAATCCGTTTTGGGTTAGCGAACACGGCAGGAATGGCTTTAGTGTTCATGGCGAGTTGTTCAAGGCTCTTGGCGATGCTGGCGGTCATGAGCACTTGAGAGGCGTTTGTGACGGTCATCATGAAATCATCATGATTCAAAGTCATGTTGCAAGCGCCGATAAAGTTGATTTCAAGCGCTGCATGAATTTCTTCAAGAAGCGCACAAAACGCTAAAACTTCCGCAAGCCCATTTGCTAAGGTGGGCTTATTGAAGCGAAGCAACCAATCAGGAGAACGAAATTTGAACGCTGGCTGACGCTGGTCACTTTGCACCGCATAACTTAAAGGCGGCTGTTGCGTTGAAAGAGTATCGCGATACAAATCGCAAGAAGCGAAACATCAGCCTTACTATTCTTGGGCTTGGCGTAGCGGTGATGGTGTTATCAATTCTTAACGGGTGGTGGTTATGATGCTGGATAACAAAGCAGAAACTGAGAAAACAATCACATACATGCGTACTATTGCTAATATGCTTGAGAGCGGAGAATATTACCTTTCTGATTTAAGCATTAGATGTGAAAACATCAATTGGAATATTGAGCGAGAAGAAATCAACATTCAATTACTAAAGGCAACTAAAAATGGCTAAAATTATTCTACTCAACGCCCCGAAAGGGGCTGGAAAAGACACCATAGCAAACGCAATTTGCGAGCGCATTGATTACCCGCGCAAAGCAAGCTTTAAAGCGCCAATGTTTCAGATTGCGCTTGCTATCCGGGACAAGAGAAGTATTGCATGTTCATTGATGCTTACAGTAACAGAGAGCAGAAGGAAAAAGCACACGATTTCCTGCACGAATTGATAAAACTTGCTAAGGCACATTTGATAGAGTGTGCCTTGTCGAGTAACCAATCAGGAAGACAAAATGATTGATTTAATTTTAAACAAACTAAAATACACAAACGACGATGAGGCAAATTTAATCATTAGCCGCTTGCGTTACCAGATCGAGAATCTTGAGGATCGTTTAGCAAAGAGCAAGCGTCACATCGACGCACACGCGCCGTCTACCGTAGAGTTATTGATATGGTCAGGCTCAAGTTTATCGGCGTTGATGAAATAATTTCCTACATTGCAAAGGAGTACGATAAAAATGAGAAAGCTTTTATGGATCGCTATGTTTGCGCTTATTGTCGCATCTGTATTTATCAGGGGTGAGCACAATTGGATTGACGCACTTTCTGGATGGTTAGCTTTGACTTCTGGTTACATTGCCGGACGTCTTGATGAATCAAGAAAGGAGTAATCCATGATATTTGCGCATAATGCCGACTTTGCCGTTTATGCTCCGGTGTGCATTGGGAAATTGAAGCTGTAAATCATCGCAAGTGCGCCGAATACGTTTTAAAGACTTACGACAAAGACGGCGAGCATTTAAACAGCATACCGCTAACGCCAGAACAGCACGAAAACTTAACCGTGGAGATATTGAAATGAAAATAAAATTAGTAAACATCAACCTTGAAGAAGTAGATCCGGCATACCATGACAACTTCAAAGATGGTAGGATTGTTGAGGCTCGCAAGGTAACGCGTGAAGATATTGTTGAGATCACGGGTGTTCAGGATGAGCCAACAATCATTGCATTACTTGATGAATGCGAGAAAGACGGCGCTGTATTGTTCGACGATGAATTATGCGCAACCAAAGATATTTATGAGGTGATCAATGAAAAAACCAATGATTGCAGTTAAACGCGCCTTTGTTGGTGGGTATGGCTGGCGCATTCAGCGTGAAGGAGACATTACATTTGCCGATATCAAGAGCAACAATTTTCAACCTAACGCATACGTTGATACACTTAATGAATTGCGCGAGATTCTACGCGTACCGAAAGGCGAGAACATTGTGAAAAAACCAATGATTGCAGTTAAACGCGCCTTTGTTGGTGGGTATGGCTGGCGCATTCAGCGTGAAGGAGACATTACATTTGCCGATATCAAGAGCAACAATTTTCAACCTAACGCATACGTTGATACACTTAATGAATTGCGCGAGATTCTACGCGTACCGAAAGGCGAGAACATTGTGACTCATGCTAAGGTTGTTCGTGCGCTGGCTGATGCTCTGATTAGTTTGCAGAAATAGCACTTTTGTTAAAAGCCGGAACGCGTTTCCGGCTATTATCTTCTCAACGAAACAACACAGAGGAATTAAAAATGAAAATCCGTATCACTAAAGTTGATTGCCGCGAATGTGACGAAAGTTTAACTCTTGCAGATTGCGGTTTCCGGGTTGGCGACGTTGTAGAAGTAGATGGTAACTTTGCCGATGGTAGTTTCTGTGTGTTAGCAATTCGCAACACGGCGGAAATTAAAATCGGTGATAACGTAAGCGTAGAGCACTATGAATGCGAGGTTGTAGAAGAATGATCACGATTAACCTTTCAGAGAAACATGCTCGTGAATTGCTGAATCATGTTGGCTGGGATAGCAAATTGCCGGAGCATTTAACGCTTGAGTTATTCCGCCAGCTTGAGCACAAACTCACACCATCATCAACGAGCGCGGCGGAGTTGGCAGTGTGGCGACACGAAAACGGGTTAACCGAAATGGAAGTTGAGCGCTGGAAACGTAAACATGAGGTGATGGCATGGTAAGAGCGCAACACGCGGAATGGAGCGATCAAACATTCGGCGCGGTTGATAAAGTTGGCGGAGTTGGTTGCCTTAAGCATCTGGCGAAAGAAGCAATTGAGGCGGCAGAGAATCCGGGCGACTTGTCCGAATGGATTTGGGTTCATACATACGGGATCGGGAAGTTCAAGCACACAATCTTGAGAACTGTTCACGACACGGAAGAAAGCGCAAAGTTTGCGCAAGAGGTTTTAGGCGGTGAAATCGTCGCCTATAACAAAGTGCCAGAAGTAAGAGCGCAACACGCGGAATGGAGCGATCAAACATTCGGCGCGGTTGATAAAGTTGGCGGAGTTGGTTGCCTTAAGCATCTGGCGAAAGAAGCAATTGAGGCGGCAGAGAATCCGGGCGACTTGTCCGAATGGGCTGATATCCAGTTGCTGTTATGGGACGCTATGCGCAGAGAGGAATCACAGACGATCAGCTAATAGCGGCGGTTGAGGAAAAGCTTGAAATCAACAAAAGCGATCCGGCCGGAACCGAAAGACGGCGAACCACGACACCACATCAAAATTTAACGAAATCGAATAGTGTTTAAAGCGCCTGTATCGCATTCTAACAGGCGCAAATTTAAGAGGTATGTTTGCATGTTTGGACTGAATGAAGCGCAATACAACGCAGTGAAGCGCGTAGCTCGCAATTGTTCCGATGAGCTTAAGGATGAAATAAAGCGCGGTAGCAAATACGATCAGATCGCGGCGGCTATCATCACAAAGCATCATAGTCCGATCTCGACTATCATCACGCGGTTACGCTTTATCTGGCTTGTAGGATACCTTGAAGGCCGCTACGGTCAACAAGGCGAGTACGAATAGTAACCGATTGAACTGGCAACAATTGACGGCGTTTATCGTGATTGGTAGGATGTACGCCGTAAACGTAAGAGGCTCGAAGAGCAACGCGCAGCGCGATAGCTGCATAAGGTAGTCGCCTAAATCGGCTGTGAAAGACAACAGCGCCGGATTCCGTAACCGTGGCATGACCATTCAGGAGAACGAAATGAAGTGGCGCGTTAACTTAACGATTCGCCGAATGGGTAGAAGTTGCGGATCGTGCAAACAAGAATTTGAAACAGTTGTTACGGCATGTAGTGCTGAAATGGCTGTAAGGCTTGCGAAGGATTATTCCGGCGCAGACCGGAAACACATAAATTTTCTATCAACCGTTTGGAGTGTTTAAAATGATTGCATTTATTGGCGGGTTTGTTGTTTGTGGCATTATCGCATTTGTTCTTTACTTAGTTATCTGCAAAGGAATCACTGAGTGTATTAAGGATAATGAAATGACTTTTGCGGTGTACAATAACAAAGAGGACGCCCGGAAATCCCGCGAAACTTTGATCACGTTGATTGCATTTATTGGCGGGTTTGTTGTTTGTGGCATTATCGCATTTGTTCTTTACTTAGTTATCTGCAAAGGAATCACTGAGTGTATTAAGGATAATGAAATGACTTTTGCGGTGTACAATAACAAAGAGGACGCCCGGAAATCCCGCGAAACTTTGATCACGTTGTGAAAATCATTGAGACACGTCGAAAGTTTGGTAAGCCCGGTGCAATCAAATACATCGACTGATACACTAACCCGCTACGGCGGGTTTTTATTGTCTGCGATTTGCTATAATCCTCCACACGGAAACAGGAGGGATTAACATGTCAAACAAAGAGAAAACGGCGGCTGAAAGCCTGAACTTTAAGAAACTTTATAACAAACAATACTCCGATATTGTTGGCGCAAATATAAGCGGAAATAACAAGCTTACTCCAGAACAGCTTATGCAACTTGTCGTTAATTATTTTGAGTGGGCGGAAACCAACGCTATTAAAGCTGGTGCTGAATCATCTTTCCGGGGCGCACGTATCAAGATACGATCACAAGGCCGCGAGTCTTTACGTGGAATGGGCTTACTCTTTTCCCCGGTGTATCAACTGGAATTATTCAGCGCTGGAAACGACAGCCCGGCTACATGGAAGTGTGAAGTGTTAGACTTTGCGGATCAGGTTATTCGCGAACAAAAATACCAGTATGCCGCAAACGGAATGATTAACACAAACATGATCGCTAAAGAGCTTGGCATTGATAAAGGCGACACGTTCAATATTTCAGCCAATGCAGAGGCAGAAGCCAACACGGAAGAAGCTATGGAGAAAGCCGTGATTAGCGTATTGAGCAAGCTGTAAGGGGTAAAGTGTTAATTTGGGAAGATTTAACAAGGCTTGAAAAATTAGCCATACGCGAATTGAGCAAGCAAGATTTCGACACGTTCGTTAAAATCTGGTTTCCTATTCAGCAGGGGAAAAGTGGATTCCTAACTGGCATCACCTTTACATTGCACGCGCCATTGATGAAATTATTCAGGGGTCAGGAAAGACACCATTTTGGCGGTCAGATCACTGGCTCGCGCGGTGGTTACATTACACCGTGGATTTATTCCGGTTGCGTTACGCTTGACGATCCAGAAAAGCCAGACGATATGTTTTCGAAGGTGAAACGTGAGCGCGGTCAAATGATAGCGAAGAACACAATTCGATCACGTCGCGCGCACTCAGAGACGCCGATTATCGTTATTCAGCAGCGACTACATGCGCAGGACATGACCGGTTTCAGAAACCTTAATATTTCGTTTGCTGACACTCTCGTTAAACGAAATAGCAAGCGTGTGCGCGATCTGTTTAATTCTCCAGAGTGGCAAGAACTATGGCCTGCAAAAACTGGTACGTCACGCGATGATGAATTTCAGGTTCTAAACAAGGCAGGAAAACACACCGGAAATGATCAGGGCGGTCAGATCACTGGCTCGCGCGGTGGTTACATTACACCGTGGATTTATTCCGGTTGCGTTACGCTTGACGATCCAGAAAAGCCAGACGATATGTTTTCGAAGGTGAAACGTGAGCGCGGTCAAATGATAGCGAAGAACACAATTCGATCACGTCGCGCGCACTCAGAGACGCCGATTATCGTTATTCAGCAGCGACTACATGCGCAGGACATGACCGGTTTCGGTATCGAGTTTGATCGCATATCAATTCCGGCGATGGTTACAAGGGAATATGGAGAATCGCTTCCTGATTGGTTGCGGCCTCATTTTGAAAATGATGTTCTTTCGTCTGAGTCGGTGATTATTGACGGCATTGAATACTTTTCATTCTGGCCTAAAAGGAAAGCATTCACGATCTTGTCGCTTTGCGTGAGGCTGACTTATATACATTTCTTTCTCAGTATCAGCAGGAGCCGATCGCACTTGGCGGTAATGCTCTCAACGTGGAATGGTTCCAGTATTACGGAACCGGAGAAAAGCGACAGTGCGCAAGCCCGATCGTTTCGCAAGCCCGATCGTTTTGACTACACGGTTATAACGGCTGACACCGCTCAGAAAGAAGGTGAGTTAAACGACTACTCTGTTTTGTGCTATTGGGGTATGTATCGCGGAAAGGCGTATTTTATTGACGGTGTACGCGGCAAGTGGGAAGCCCCAGCGCTGGAGACTCAATTCAAAGCGTTTGTTTCTCAATGCTGGAATCGTAATAAGGAATGCGGAACACTAAGAAAAATATACGTAGAGGATAAAGCGAGCGGTACAGGTTTGATTCAGAATTGCCGCAAGGCGTTTCCGATCGAAATTACGCCGTTGCAGCGTGATAAAGACAAGGTAACTAGATGCATGGATGCGCAGCCAGTAATTAAAAACGGTTACGTGATCTTGCCTGAATCACACCATATGCTTAATGAGTTTTGGCAGAGGCGGCGGCATTCACTTACGATGATAGCCACCCTCATGATGATATTATGTGGGCTAGGAACCGCGCCGCTGGTTTTGTCGGATCGTGGTATTCTGTTTTAATGTATCAGCGCGTAGTTGATTCTGGTGTTACCCATTATATTTGGCGCACTCAGGAAGATAACCGCGTTAGACCGGGGCACGCAGTGCTTAACATGAAACGGATCTCATTAGCTATAAAGCACATTTTTCCGGTCAGGAGTATAATTGCCGTTGCTGGGCGCAACCGGATTGGAAAACAGAAACAGGGGCAATTGGACGGTCAACTAAAAACCGTTTTCGTCAAAGTGCGCCTTTACTTTGACACTATCAAATCGTTGTTTTGCTACATTCATAAGAGCGAAAAATCCGACGCCTATATTGAATATCAGCGCGTAGTTGATTCTGGTGTTACCCATTATATTTGGCGCACTCAGGAAGATAACCGCGTTAGACCGGGGCACGCAGTGCTTAACATGAAACGGATCTCATTAGCTATAAAGCACATTTTTCCGGTCAGGAGTATAATTGCCGTTGCTGGGCGCAACCGGATTGGAAAACAGAAACAGGGGCAATTGGACGGTCAACTAAAAACCGTTTTCGTCAAAGTGCGCCTTTACTTTGACACTATCAAATCGTTGTTTTGCTACATTCATAAGAGCGAAAAATCCGACGCCTATATTGAAGCGGCTTTTGATATGGCTCAGGATCTGGATATCACCGCCGAAAATCGCGCTACCATTAAAGGTGACGCAGAGAAACAGAAAAAGAAGATGGCGTTGATCAGGATCTTAATCCTAACGCACGTCGCGTCTGGTATACCTGTAAACCAATACGCGCCACAATTGGACGGTCAACTAAAAACCGTTTTCGTCAAAGTGCGCCTTTACTTTGACACTATCAAATCGTTGTTTTGCTACATTCATAAGAGCGAAAAATCCGACGCCTATATTGAAGCGGCTTTTGATATGGCTCAGGATCTGGATATCACCGCCGAAAATCGCGCTACCATTAAAGGTGACGCAGAGAAACAGAAAAAGAAGATGGCGTTGATCAGGATCTTAATCCTAACGCACGTCGCGCGTATTGGTTTACAGGTATACCAGACGCCACACGGAGAACGGCGTGAATTTCGTCCAGCATCCGCGCGACAACCTGAAAGAAAAGGTTGACGGTATTCCGGCGCAGATCGAAGAAGCTGTTAAAAAGCGAAAGCTGATGCGGAAGAACTTGCGGCGCTCGTTGCTGTTGCTGGTGAAGCTGGAGTTAAAACCGATGGACTTGATGCGAAAGGTATTAAGATCGCATTTATCAAGGAAACGACTGGTAAAGACGACAAACAATTTCGTCCAGCATCCGCGCGACAACCTGAAAGAAAAGGTTGACGGTATTCCGGCGCAGATCGAAGAAGCTGTTAAAAAGCGAAAGCTGATGCGGAAGAACTTGCGGCGCTCGTTGCTGTTGCTGGTGAAGCTGGAGTTAAAACCGATGGACTTGATGCGAAAGGTATTAAGATCGCATTTATCAAGGAAACGACTGGTAAAGACGACAAACAATTTCGTCCAGCATCCGCGCGACAACCTGAAAGAAAAGGTTGACGGTATTCCGGCGCAGATCGAAGAAGCTGTTAAAAAGCGAAAGCTGATGCGGAAGAACTTGCGGCGCTCGTTGCTGTTGCTGGTGAAGCTGGAGTTAAAACCGATGGACTTGATGCGAAAGGTATTAAGATCGCATTTATCAAGGAAACGACTGGTAAAGACGACAAACAATTTCGTCCAGCATCCGCGCGACAACCTGAAAGAAAAGGTTGACGGTATTCCGGCGCAGATCGAAGAAGCTGTTAAAAAGCGAAAGCTGATGCGGAAGAACTTGCGGCGCTCGTTGCTGTTGCTGGTGAAGCTGGAGTTAAAACCGATGGACTTGATGCGAAAGGTATTAAGATCGCATTTATCAAGGAAACGACTGGTAAAGACGACAAACAATTTCGTCCAGCATCCGCGCGACAACCTGAAAGAAAAGGTTGACGGTATTCCGGCGCAGATCGAAGAAGCTGTTAAAAAGCGAAAGCTGATGCGGAAGAACTTGCGGCGCTCGTTGCTGTTGCTGGTGAAGCTGGAGTTAAAACCGATGGACTTGATGCGAAAGGTATTAAGATCGCATTTATCAAGGAAACGACTGGTAAAGACGACAAACTGAAATAATTTTAGGAGATAAATATTATGGCACAGATTAACGCATCTTACGCAGCGCCGCTGTAAATCTGGCGGAAATCCAGATTACGCAGAATGCGCCGATTCCGGCAGCAGCATAATAATAAAGCGCCTCAAGGGGCGCTTTTCTATTTGAGGTGACACATGGATTACAGGCCGATTGATTTTAGCCCTTGTCCCGGTAATTTGCAGGACTCGACAACTTACACCATTAACGGGACGTGCTACGCGGTTAATGATTTGCGCCCCGGTGAAATAGTTAGCGTGACTGAAACCAATCAGAGATATAAGGATTACAGGCCGATTGATTTTAGCCCTTGTCCCGGTAATTTGCAGGACTCGACAACTTACACCATTAACGGGACGTGCTACGCGGTTAATGATTTGCGCCCCGGTGAAATAGTTAGCGTGACTGAAACCAATCAGAGATATAAGGGCATTGGCAAATTTAACGGCAAGCCTTTTGGTGTTGTGTTTCTCGATAATTGCAATTATCAGGAAGGTGATCCGATTCCAGTAGTATCAAAAGGTAAGGTTTTTGCATTAACGAGAATGCAGGAACAGCCGGAACCGTTACAACAGGTTTTGTTGACGATGAAGGGCTTGCGTCTCTGACTGGTTCAATCTTCGATCGCTGTTTATTCACCGGAACGTTTTACAGGGTCAATTATGATACTTCTATCGTTGGCATTCAGTTACCATAAAAAGGCTTGAACGTTTAACAAAAATGCTATATTAAAGCCGTTATGTTGACGGCTTTTTAAATAGGGAATATATTTGCACCGCGCAACTCACATTCTGATCCCGCCGTCTATGCGCAAAGTTCTTTCCGTCCGTATGCCGGAAACCACTGAAAGCTATCTGCAATACTTCCAGAAACAGAATGCTGGCATTACCTTTGAGGCGGTTTCTGAACTGGAAAATTACGATGGCGCAGGTAATAAAGCCGTACTGGTTTACGAAAAGATCCGAAATACCGTATTCGATAAAGTTGGTCTGGCTCAGATTATCGCAGACTATACCGACGACCTGCCGACTGTTGACGCGTTAATGACTTCTGAGTTTGGTAAAGTGTTCCGCTTGGGTAATGCTTTCCTGATCTCCATTGACGAGATCAAGGCTGGCGCTAGAACTGGTAAATCGCTGTCTACTCGCAAAGCTAACGCCGCGCAACTGGCACACGATCAGCTTGTGAACAAACTGGTGTTCAAGGGTTCAAAGCCGCACAAAATTCCGAGCGTGTTTGAGCATCCGAACATCACGAAGATTGTTTCTGCTAAGTGGATGGATGGAGCAACCAAAAGCCGGAAACCGCACAGGATGAACTGGAGAAAGCAATCGAGACGATTGAGACTCAGACTAACGGGATGCACCGCGCAACTCACATTCCACCGCGCAACTCACATTCTGATCCCGCCGTCTATGCGCAAAGTTCTTTCCGTCCGTATGCCGGAAACCACTGAAAGCTATCTGCAATACTTCCAGAAACAGAATGCTGGCATTACCTTTGAGGCGGTTTCTGAACTGGAAAATTACGATGGCGCAGGTAATAAAGCCGTACTGGTTTACGAAAAGATCCGAAACATGAGCATTGAAATTCCAGAAGCGTTTAACATGCTTCCGGCTCAGGCTAAAGATCTGCATTTCAAGATTCCGTGTACGTCTAAATGCACTGGCTTAACCATCTATCGCCCGTTAACCCTTGTGTTAATCACTGGCGTGCACCGCGCAACTCACATTCTGATCCCGCCGTCTATGCGCAAAGTTCTTTCCGTCCGTATGCCGGAAACCACTGAAAGCTATCTGCAATACTTCCAGAAACAGAATGCTGGCATTACCTTTGAGGCGGTTTCTGAACTGGAAAATTACGATGGCGCAGGTAATAAAGCCGTACTGGTTTACGAAAAGATCCGAAACATGAGCATTGAAATTCCAGAAGCGTTTAACATGCTTCCGGCTCAGGCTAAAGATCTGCATTTCAAGATTCCGTGTACGTCTAAATGCACTGGCTTAACCATCTATCGCCCGTTAACCCTTGTGTTAATCACTGGCGTGTAATAAAATCAGGGAATCCCTTACGGGGTTCCCTTTTATTTACAGGAGAAATCAAAATGGCAGCAGCAAAAAATCATCATTAAAAACACTGGCCTTTGTGTGATGTTTTTCAACGGCGTTAAAATGATGCCCGGAGATGAGCATGAAATCGCAGAGAAAGATCTTAAACTGCCCGGCATTGAATCGTCTATTGCTCGCGGCGAGTTAAAAGTTAAAACGATGAAGATCTCAACGAAGCAGTTGTTGAGCGAGCGGCAAAGAAAAAGAAAAAGATCCTTTTTCAACGGCGTTAAAATGATGCCCGGAGATGAGCATGAAATCGCAGAGAAAGATCTTAAACTGCCCGGCATTGAATCGTCTATTGCTCGCGGCGAGTTAAAAGTTAAAACGATGAAGATCTCAACGAAGCAGTTGTTGAGCGAGCGGCAAAGAAAAAGAAAAAGATCCTGACGATGGCAAGACTATCAAAGAGCTTGAGGACGGCGGTGTATACGAATAAAATAAAAGGCGCTTAATGCGCCTTTTTATTGGAGGTTACTATTTTCCCAAACGTTTGATCGTGTTAGCGCTGACTCAAGCGGAAATATGTTGCGACAAACACCATTCGGAAAAATGTATGAATTGCTAAACAAGAAGAAAGGCGGCGGATTTGGCCTTACTACTGGATTGCGGCGGAGGTGTTGCTAGTGTCACTTACCGAATGGATCACAAATTTTCGTCGAGAACATGCGCGGCGAATCAAAAGACGCAACCGCGATCACCAGGACTTGGGGCAGGACGGCGGCGAGCAACAGTATTACACTTATCAGTGTTTTGAGCGACGACCGGAGCAGCAGTTACCGACTTATAAGAGCGCGGTTTCTCTCACCTACTCTTTCGCGCACGAATACGATAACCCGATTTATCCGCTGTTGCGTAAAGCTGACGAATCCGGCGATGTTCGCGCGTTGCGCATGTACGTACCGAAAGCGAAAGAAATGCGTTGCTGGGCTGGTGTTCTTTCTTTCAACGAGATCCCGCAGACCGCAGTTAACGAAATGGAAACCGTTTCTCTGTCTGTATCGCTGAAAGGTCGTTTCACTTTCTTACCTGCATCAGTTGAATAAATGAATGAGATTATGGAGCAGATTTATAAACTTGCCCCAGCATTTAAGAAAGTAGATCCGGCACTGCTTGAAGCATGGATTGAGCTAGCGGAGGATTTTGTTTGCCGCGATCGATTTGGCGATAAATATAATCGCGCCGTTGCATTATACACGCTTCATTTAATGACTTTGGACGGGGCGATGAAAAGCGAAAAGAAAGCGTGGCGGCATATTCTCAACGAATCGCATCGTTTTCCTGACTGGGATTACAATTACATTTCACAAATGGCTACCGATGGGATCGCGTTTTTCAGTGATGATAACGGTGATTTTGAATGCATAACGCAACAGGGAAGCGTTGAGATCGTGAACGGGGTTGAGGTTGAAAACCGGAAATTAAGACCACTATTTACGGCCTTGTACGCGCACCACGGACACGAGAAATTGACGGTGATCGAATCATCGCAACTGATAAGTTAGGCGTTTTTAACAACGCTGTAGAGCTTAAAACGGATATCACGTTATCATTAATGGTGAGCGATACATTATCAAGGAGACTAGACCAATCAGACCAACAGGCACAACGGTAGCATATCGCCCTATTATGCGGAGGGTTGCGGTTCATGTCTAACTATTCGATCCGACAGTTTCACGGAAACGTTGATAAGTGGATTGATAGCGTGGAGCAAGGGCTTGATGATGTGATTCAGATTTTCGGGGAAAAGGTTCACGGCGCACTTGTTGAACTTGCACCAGTAGACACCGGACGATTTCGCGGGAACATGCAGATCACAGCAAACAAGCCACCGCTTTACGCGCTCAATCAATACGACAAAGACGGAGAAAAGACAAAGGCAGAAGGAAGGCGCACATTATACGCCTTGCTTCATGGAGGCGGAGCAATCCACTCTCTTTATTTCTCCAACATGCTTATTTACGCTAACGCGCTTGAGTACGGTCATTCGCCGCAAGCACCCGCAGGTGTATTCGGCATTGTTGCGATCCGTCTACGTTCGTATATGGCTCAGGCAATTAAAGAGGCGAAAATGAAAAATGCACTATGAATTATCTGTTGCCGCTCGCGTGGCATTAGCCGAACAATTCGGCAAGGCTTATCCGATCCAATATGAAAACGTTGATTTCGTTCCCCAGCTAATGGCGGAATGTATCTTAAATACGACTATATTGATTCAGACACTGAATTTTTATCACTGGATCGTAAATGCAAATCATATATCGGAATGGTTCAGATCGGAATTGTTTTCCTCCGTGCTCAGGCACCACTATGAATTATCTGTTGCCGCTCGCGTGGCATTAGCCGAACAATTCGGCAAGGCTTATCCGATCCAATATGAAAACGTTGATTTCGTTCCCCAGCTAATGGCGGAATGTATCTTAAATACGACTATATTGATTCAGACACTGAATTTTTATCACTGGATCGTAAATGCAAATCATATATCGGAATGGTTCAGATCGGAATTGTTTTCCTCCGTGCTCAGGCACTGACAAGGCGAGCGCATAGCAAAAGATATTGCCGATTTCTTTGAGGCGCAATCAAGCCAGTGCTAACCGTTGCCGAGGGCGGGACTGATTTTGCAAAAGGCGATTATATTATTGTCACCGCCGCAAGCTGGGGTAAACTGATTGATCGCGTTCTGCGTGTTACCGCATCAACTGAAACGGAAGTTACTGTTGAAGGAATCGACACCAGTGATACTAACGTATTTCCGGCTGGAAACGTAACCGCGACTTTGCAAAAATCACTGGCTGGACTGAGATCCCGTGCGTGGGAAGTTACTGTTGAAGGAATCGACACCAGTGATACTAACGTATTTCCGGCTGGAAACGTAACCGCGACTTTGCAAAAATCACTGGCTGGACTGAGATCCCGTGCGTGGCTAACCGTTGCCGAGGGCGGGACTGATTTTGCAAAAGGCGATTATATTATTGTCACCGCCGCAAGCTGGGGTAAACTGATTGATCGCGTTCTGCGTGTTACCGCATCAACTGAAACGGAAGTTACTGTTGAAGGAATCGACACCAGTGATACTAACGTATTTCCGGCTGGAAACGTAACCGCGACTTTGCAAAAATCACTGGCTGGACTGAGATCCCGGGGCATAATTAATAGGGGCGTTGCCCCTTTTTATTTTGGTGTAATATCAAATCAGTTTTAACAGGAGAATAAAACA